CTGGAGGTCTAATGGCCGATTTAACTTTTAAGTATTTAGGTAAAACTTATGACTTACCTTCCGGATTTGCTCAAAGAGATATACCCACATTAAAAAAATTTTTAAAAAGTTTTCAAGAATGGAAATCTAAAGGTGGAACCATGGAATCTTATTTAAAATTATCTGGCAGAGGAGCTGAATTTGATAATCTAGAAGGATCAATTTGGAGACGATTAATTGACTTTGCTGAGAGTGGAGGAAAAACTGCTAAACGTGCTCCATCGGATAAAGGAGGTGCTAAGTATGTACAAATTTTTAATGACCTTAAATTTCCTAAAAAAGATATTAATACACTTAAAACATTTACAAAATCAGCAAGATTTGCTGCACAGCTAAAATTAAATGCTACCCCAATAGCTGCAATTAAAAATATTGGTGATCCTGTTTTAGGTGAAATAATAGAATGGACAAATAAAAATCCAAATGGGACTCAAGCAGATTTTTTTAAAGCGTTTAAAAAAATAGGTAGCGATAAAGAAATTATTAAAAAAGTAGTAACTGCATATCAAGGTGCAGTAAGAAATCTTACAAAAATAGCAAGAGGAGATGTTATTGGAGAAACTCAAGAAAAATTATATAAAGCTTTTAAACCAAATCAATTAGATAAATTTTCAAAAGAAGCATATAGATTATTTCCTGGTCAACTTAGAAGGGGGTTTGAAAATACATTAAGAGAAATTTATAAAGACAATCCTAGAACATTAAAGTCAGCTTTAAATAAATATAAAGAATTTAAAGAACTAACTTCTCTCTTAACGGAAAAATTTAATCTTTCTGCAAAAGGTGGAATGAAAGGTTTAGGTGAAGGAGCTTTTCAATTAGATCACCCAATTAGTTTTTCGGTTTTAGAAAAAACCGGTAATCTTTCAGATGCAATTAGAGTTAACCCGGTTACAGGAGATGTTAATCAATTTAAATTAATATTTGATAAAAGATTAATTAATTTGCAAAAGAATATTGCCGCTGGAAAAGAAGGATCTCAATCTGCTTTTGAGGCGCTACAAAGAGCAAATAATAAACTGTTTGGAAAACTTGCTGCAGATTTTGATATTAAAGATACAGGTAAACTTAAAGTTCGAGATTACGGTGCTGCAAAATTTACAGATAAAACTTTTGATCCAAGAATAGCATTAAAAGAAAATTTAAACTTAGCTAATACATTAAGAGACACTAAATTTAATAAAGGTTTTTATAAAGACTTAAAAGAAGCAGGAGTTAATGTTAAAAGGTTTGATGCTGAAAGAGCAAAACTAAACAGAGTCGATGTTGAAAAAATGGCATTGTTTATTGACGATGCACTTGCTAATGCAAAAGCAAATGGACCCATTTGTAAAATTGTTGGAAAAAAACAATCCGGTGGACCAGTGGTAAGTTGTGTAGATGCGGTTAATGATGCACTTGAAAAAGATCCTAAAAGATTAGCACAAGAAATTAATAGATCTAATGAAGGTGGTGCATTTAATAAAATTAAAAACTCAGGAACTAAATTTTTAACAGCACTAAAAGAAAATCCAAATTTACTTAGAGGTGGCTTAGCAAGTAAGATTGCCCTGGGCCTTGGTACTGTAGCCGCAGGTGTTGGAGCTGGTGCATTAGTTAAACAATTTAGAAACGATGACCCGAGTACATATTTAACTAACGATAGTCAAATGGAAGGAATGATTATTGCTGATGTTGAACAAAAAGGTGAAGAAGTTGATGACAACATTTTATTGGATAATCAATTTAAATTAGAATTAGCTGGAGCAGCAGGATTGACTGCACCAATTGCAAAAGGTGTTTATCGAACAGCAAGAGGTGTTGGTGAAGTTGGACCATTACCAGAAGGAGTCGGTAGAACACGAGCAGCGTTAGGATTAAGTAAAGGTGTTCTTGGAAAAGGACTATGGGCATTAGGTGCACCGATCGTAGCATTACCATCAACACTTGGTTATGTAGCACAAGATATTAGAGCAGGTAAAGATGCAGAAGAAATTGCAACGAACCCATTAAATTATTTGGGTGCAGCATTTATGAATCCTTCGGTTAAAGCTTTAGCAAAAGCTGGAGCATCAAGAGGACTATTAGGAATAGCGTCATTAGGTTTAGCAGGAACAGCAGCTGGCGCTGTTGCATTACCTGCAATATCAATTGGTGCAGGACTAGCAACACTTGGAACATTGGGTTATCAAGGTTACAAATTATTTACTGGTAAAGATAGATCAGATGAGGATTTTTTTAGGTAATGGCTAAATCAAAAGCAATAGCAGACTTAGTTAAAAGTCTTAACGCAATTTTAAAAGCCAGAGCGATGTCTGGAAAAGTCGATCAAATGACTAAGAGAGAAAGTGTTCTAGATGATGTGTTTACTTCAGCTGGTAATAGAATAAAAAATTATAAACCAAGAGATGTTATTAAAGAAGATGATTTTGTAACAACTGCGGCTGATATGAGTTTTGCAAAAAGTGGGCTTAATGCATCTACTTACAACAAACGAAGATTATTACAAGCTGTAGAAAATTGGAACAGAAATAAAAAATACGATTATTTTAGAGGTGAAAATACTAGATCAAGTTCTTATAGACCAAAAAACCTTAACTCACCTGAAGGTAAACGTTTTTTAGAAGCTGAAGAAAAAATTTTAAGAGATATGGTAAACGCTGGTTTTAATAGAGGTATAACTGGTGGTAGAAAACCTGTAACAGATAAATACCAACGTGGATTTAGAGATGCATTTTTTTCAAATGACCCTAAAATAGCTGATGCGTATTCTAGAAGTAATAGGTTTGGCATTCCAGTAATTAAAAAAATTAGATTAAATAAAGAACAAATTCAAAGAGGTATGGAACGTAATTTTGAATCTAACACAGCAGCAGGTCAAGACGATATTATACTACAAAGAGATTTATTAGAAAAAGCCACTAGATCTTTTTGGAGAGGAATTATGAGAAAATTTCAAAAATACAACAATGGTGGATTAGCTACGGTACTACAAATATGATAAAAAATAAAAATCTTGTGATAAATATGCAACACGTTAAATGGAAGGAAATCCCACCAGTTAAAGGACCTGACTCACAAGGGTTGAATGTTCCTACAAAACAAGCTACAACAATCAAGAACTCGGAGAATAAAAATGGCAGATATAGACAAAGCCCTACCAAACGTAGAGACTGAAATTAAAGTACCAGGAGAAGAAGAAGTTTTAGAGATGGAAAAAGAAACCATCGACGAACAAGTTGGTCCTGATGATATTCAAGTAACACAAGAAGAAGATGGTGGCGCAACAATTAATTTTGATCCTGAAGCAGTTAATCAACCAGGAACTAATGGACACTTTGATAATTTAGCAGAACTATTACCAGAAGATGTTTTAGGTAAATTAGGTTCTGAACTTGCAGCAAACTACATGCAATATAAATCTTCTAGAAAAGCATGGGAAGATAGTTATACAAAAGGTTTAGATCTTTTAGGATTTAAATATGAAAATCCAACACAACCGTTTCAAGGAGCAAGTGGTGCAACTCACCCTGTGCTTGCTGAAGCAGTTACACAATTTCAAGCACAAGCTTACAAAGAATTATTACCGGCTACAGGTCCAGTACATACTCAAATAATTGGACTTGCGGATAGAGCCCGAGAAGAGCAATCAAACCGAGTTAAAGAATTCATGAACTATCAGCTCATGGATGTGATGAAGGAGTACGAACCCGAGTTCGATCAAATGCTTTTTTATCTCCCTCTTGCCGGCTCTGCGTTCAAGAAAGTTTATTACGATGAACTACTTGGCAGAGCCGTCTCAAAATTTGTACCAGCTGATGATTTAGTAGTACCATATACTGCAACTTCTTTAGAAGATGCTGAAGCTGTTGTGCATGTAATTAAAATGTCAGAAAATGAATTAAGAAAAAAACAAATTTCTGGTTTTTACCAAGATGTAGAACTAACACCAGGTTACAACGAAGAAACAGAAGTAGAGAAAAAAGAAAGAGAATTAGAAGGAATTAAAAAAACTAGAGACGAAGATATATTTTCTATTTTAGAAATACACACTGATTTAGATTTAGAAGGTTTTGAAGACAAAGACTCACAAGGAGAACCAACAGGAATTAAACTTCCATACATTGTAACTCTTGAAATGGGTAGCAGACAAATATTATCAATTAGAAGAAACTATCAAGCTAATGATCCGCAAAAACTTAAAATAGATTATTTTGTACATTTTAAATTTTTACCTGGATTGGGTTTTTATGGGTTCGGATTAATTCATATGATCGGTGGTTTGTCTAGAACGGCAACTACTGCACTAAGACAATTGTTAGATGCAGGTACATTAAGTAATCTACCAGCAGGATTTAAACAACGAGGAATACGAGTAAGAGATGAAGCGCAGGCAATTCAACCTGGAGAATTCAGAGATGTGGATGCACCTGGAGGAAGTATCAAGGATGCATTTATGCCATTACCATTTAAAGAACCCTCACCAACATTATTACAGTTGATGGGTATTGTGGTACAGGCAGGGCAACGATTTGCCGCCATAGCTGACATGCAGGTCGGTGACGGCAACCAACAAGCAGCTGTTGGAACGACCATAGCTCTCTTAGAACGTGGTTCCAGAGTCATGTCAGCCATACATAAAAGATTGTATGTGGCGATGAAGTGTGAATTTCAATTATTAGCAGGAGTTTTTAAAACTTACATGCCTGCAGAGTATCCTTATGATGTAGTCGGAGGACAAAGAAATATAAAACAGACAGATTTTGACGACAAAGTAGATATTATACCTGTTGCCGATCCAAATATTTTTTCTCAATCACAAAGAATTAGTTTAGCACAGACAGAATTACAACTTGCGATGTCAAATCCGCAAATGCACAACTTGTATGAAGCATTTCATGCAATGTATACAGCGATTGGAGTAAAAAATATTGATAAAATACTTCCGCCACCGCAACAACCACAACCAATGGACCCTGCAAGTGAAAATATTCTTGCAATGAGTGGAAAACCCTTTCAAGCTTTCAAAGGACAAGATCATCAAGCGCATATTACAACCCATTTAAACTTTATGGCGACTAATATTGCTCGAAATAACCCTGTTGTAATGGCTGCGTTAGAAAAAAACATCTTTGAACACATTTCTTTAATGGCACAAGAGCAATTAGAGGTAGAATTTAGAGAAGAAATTGCAAAATTAATGCAAATGCAACAAGCAATGCAACAAAACCCAATGTTACAGCAAGATCCACAGATTCAACAACAAATGATGTCAATGTCAATGAGTTTAGAGTCTAGAAAAGCTAAATTAATTGCAGAAATGACCGAAGAATTTAAAAATGAAGAAAATAAAATTATGGGTGAGTATAATGGCGACCCAATTGCTAAATTAAAAGCAAGAGAACTTGATTTAAGAGCTATGGACGATTCTGCTAAGCGTGATCAGGCCCAAGAAAAGATTAATTTAGACCGATCTAAACAATTAATGGGTCAACAGCAATTTGATGAAAAATTAGATCAAAATCAAGAGTTAGCTGAATTAAGAGCTGATACGTCATTAACTAAACAAATGATGTCTCAAGAGGCTAAAATGATGAATGATGTAATGAAACAAACAGATGTTAGGATCTTGAAAGGTCCTAAAAGATAGTATAAGAAACTAATAGGAGAAAACTATGAAAAAACAAAAAACATTCTTTACAAAAAACAATCCAAATTACGTTGGAGAAGTTGTGTCTGATACACCAAAAGCAGATGGTAAAAACACTCTTTCAGTTAATTCGGATGGTTATGCAAAAGAAGTTGAAGTTAAAATTCCGCTAGGTCAACCAACTGTAAACAAAGTTGGTGGTCAAAGAAGAATGTTAGCTTCTAAAAAGTCTTCAGTTAAGTGGTACTAGTATGTGGTTTAGTGCTATTAAATTAGCTCTTAACGCTGGGACTCACATTTACAAGAAGCGTAAAGAGACTCAAATGGCTATGGCTGATGCGCAACACATGCACGCAGCTAAGATGGCCCGAGGTGAGGAAGCTTACCAGGGAAAACTGTTAGAAGCTCGTCAAAACGACTACAAGGATGAAGTAGTTTTATTAATTCTTACGTTGCCCATTTTGGTGCTCGCATATGGGGTCTGGTCGGACGATCCGGCAGCTATGGAAAAAATAAAAATGTTCTTTGACCATTTCCAGGCGCTTCCGAGCTGGTTTACAAATTTATGGATACTTGTATGCGCGAGTATTTTTGGTATAAAGGGTACACAAATTTTCAGAAATGGAAAAAAATAAGGAGATAAAAAATGGCAAATAGAAGATTTAATACACAGACAAC